TCAAGTTTCCAGAGATGGTAAACACCATTTTGGATGAGTATTGCGAGGTTTTCGGAAGTACACCAGTTGCCGCTATTTCTCCACTAATTATCCACTATTTATCCACTGAACTGCACCGCGCGCGTGAGCGCGGCATTTACTCCGTAAATACTTATATTAGTAATGTTAGTACCCCTTCCACCAAAACTCCACAATCCTGCCATTCTGAGGAAAAGGAAAAACCAGCAAAAAAACCACGGCGAAAACTCACTGCATTGCCGGAGGATTTTTCTCCCCCCAGAGACATTGCAGAAAACTCTGAGGTGAATTACGAAATGGCCTTGGATGCATTCAAGGATTGGGCGCTTGGTGGAGGACATACCAAAGCGGATTGGATTGCCACGTTTAGAACTGCATGCCGTTCTTGGTTGCCGGAACGCTTCCCACAAATGAAGACTAAGCCCAAAGACAAGTTCTTGTGATTGACTACGACTTAGCAGAAGTCGCGGTTCTCGCATCTTCAATGAGGGATGAGTCAGGCCGATCTTCGGCCACCGCATTACAACATCTAACATCTGAAGATTTCTCATCGCTTGAAAGGAAAAGAATTTTCACGGTTCTCAACAAGCTTTCACCAAAGTGCAATGAGGTGGACGTGATGATGGAAGAACCCGAACTTGCCGAAACGATTACCTACCTTGCCGGACAATACGGAGGTGGAAGCATTGAGCGCTACGTCGACCACTTGATTGAATACAGGAACCATCGAAGCGTAAAGACTGCACTCCTCCAAGCCGAAGACGATATTTCTCTTGGCAAGAACGCCGAAGAAATAGCCTCTGGGTTTACGAGCAACGTAGCCAAAGCCCTCTCTAAGCGAAAGGGACAGGTTCACATCAAAGACGCGGCGGCCCAAGCGCAGGCAAGCTTTTTGGAAATCGATGCGGGAGGAGTATCTGCAATCCCTACGGGGTTCTCTAGGCTCGATTCTCATTTGCAAGGTGGCCTTAAGCGCGGGTCGCTTTACGTGATTGCCGCCAGACCGGGCGTGGGAAAGTCTGCTTTTGCGATTCACCTTGCGATGCAAGCATCAAGGCAGGGCATCCGTTCAAGTTATGCATCGCTTGAAATGCCAGCGAGCGAGTGCGCAGGCAGGCTTTTAAGTTCAGTGAGCGGAGTACCACGCCCATCTGGGCAAGGTTCTCTTAGCGTCGAAGAGAAAAACAAACTGATGGATACGACGAGAGCCTTGCGCAACTGGCCTATCACCTTCAAGGATGACAACCAAGCAACCTTGACTGCGTTTTGCGCTTTCTTGGCCCAGCAAAGGCTAGAGGGCGAGCTAGGGCTTGCGGTCATCGATTACCTGCAACTACTGACTTGCAAGGGGTACGAGAGCCGGACGCAAGAGGTGAGCCATATTTCTCGTACCTGCAAATCCCAAAGTATGGAGCTAGACCTTCCCCTTATTGCGCTTTCCCAGTTGAACAGAAACCTGGAGACGCAAAACCGAAAGCCTGCATTGAGTGATCTACGGGAGTCCGGGAGCATAGAGCAAGATGCCGACGTGGTGTTTCTCTTAGACAAAGAAAAGGAACTTAGCCCGTCAAAGGACGTCATTAGAATCAACCTAGCAAAGAATAGAAATGGGGAAACTGGCGTGACCATGGTAGAGTTTGACAAAAAGCTAGGGCGTTTCTCGTCTTACCATGAGCCTGTCTTGCATGACGCAAAACCAGAAACACCTTCCAAGCTTCCTTGGTGAGACTACGGTATGCTACGCAATAGCACTTTAGAGGCTCATAGCGCCCCCTTAAAGGCGTTTTCCTTGATCAGGAAGGTATAGACACCCGTTTGCGTGTTAAAGAGCTTTTAAGGGGCTTATGGGGTTAGGCGCGTTTCTCCTTCCTTGATAGCTTCCGCAAGAGCATAGGCATAAATGTCCCCGCGCCATGAGTTCTCACCGAATCCGATAATACCCTTTGCCGCGAGCTTGGGATCAATTATTGCAACGCGAGGATTAAACCCAAGATTTGCGTTTCCCTCGTTATCATGCTCAAAGAATATCGTTGCCAGAAACACGCGATCCATTTCTTTGTCGCGAAAGGAAACGACGTGGAAAGGGTAACCCCCGACCCCATTGCGATGATACGCAATTCCCAAAACCTCAACGTCAGTTGTCTCGATTAATCTGCTCATGGCGTTTCTCCTTCCTCTCCCACTACCAAGCGGAAACTATCATAATTCTTTTCGATTTCTCCTTCGTAATATTCAAAGAAGTCCTCTCCCGTAGAGTCGCTTAATTTGCGCAGTTTCTCTTTTCTCTCTTCGGATAAATACCCGGCCTTGTTCAGCAAGGTTTGCAGGCAGCACCATGCGTATAGTTCATCTTCATTCATTATTTAGTCCTTTCTTAGTTATCGTTTTGTTATAGTTCAAGCCCCATAAAACGCCCCGCGAGGTATCCATCCCCGCGAGGGCATAGGACTAGAACAAAAGTTTGTTATTCCCATGTTAATCTTTTGGAAGGTCTTCACTTAAACACTCCATGTCTTCAAACGTACCGCTCCAGTCAAAATCATTCTCAACTCGTTCGACAAACGCCGACCAATTGCGGGAGACTTTTTCATTATAATATTCTTCGTCGGGCGTCCACCATGCCACGATTAGGTCTAGGTTTTGCGGGTATCTTTCCAGTAGTTTAATAGCTTCTTTAGCAGTCATCCTTCCCCCCCGTCTACCTTGGCGAGGACAACCTCGCCATGATCAATATCATATCCAAGCTCTTCCATAATCCAATGCATGGCAGTATGTACATTGTCTACATCTTCCTGCCTCTCGTCTTCCTCATGGTTTTGCATGTCACGCCACTCATATATGACTTCCCAAATTACTTCCAGTGATTCCGGAATATCGAAATTTGTTGGCAAGTTTTTATCCCAAAAACTCGCGCGTTTCTCTTTCTCATCCTTCATCCTTGCACCCTCCCGTCTATTGCCTTGATTGCTCGCGCTTTAAACCAATCATCCATATTTCCAATACTCGCCCATTCTTTAGCTTCAAGCATACTATCTTGTTTGATTATTTCGCAATATTCATCGAGCCAATCAATGTAATACCCATACGGGCCAAAACCCTTTAACTCTTTAAGCGCTTGATCAAAGGCGATTGCAGCGTCCGCAATCCAAATCCAAATACCCGAAAACCCACACAAGTCTTCCCCAAACTTACTATAAAATAGGTCGCGATGCTTAACATCGCTGTAATGCGCTTCAGCTATTGCGCTAATTGTTTGCCCAGTCTTGCGGTCAATTGTTTCGGCGCGTTTCTCTTTCTCCTCGCTCATCCTTCCCCCCCGTCTACTTTAAGTAAGCAAGGCAGCCTAGGGTAGGTTGAATCTTCCTCAACGGGTTCCGGGTAAGGCAATACCTCCCATGATCCCGCAAACATATCATCATCCTGTAGGAAGCCCCCCCCGTCTTCATTCCTGCCTATATCGTAAGCGTCTTCGGCGCTTTCCGCCAATACGTCAAGGTAACATTCGTTTGTTATCTTAGCCCATACGCGAAAAACTTGTTTAGCGTGTTTCTTTTTTGTGTTCATAGTATTTCTTTTTTATTTTTGGTTGAGTTGTAATTCCATTTGCCTCGCGCGTTTAACCTTAAGAGCGCTTAGCGCTTTGGGTTTGGCGTGTTTCTCCTTTGTTCCGGCAAGCCGGATGATCTCGTTGATTTCTGCCAAGGCTAAAGGCGCAAGTTCAGACATTTTGTATAAAGGCATTAATCGCCCCCCTTGATGATTGTTTTATGCATGACCCAAATCGCGAGCGCGAATGGGAGAAAAAGTAACAAGTCGTAAGTCATAGCGTGTTGACGTTATCTGTAGTTTCAAGACTGCAAGACAAATCCGGATTTGTCTGCCTTGGCTTTTCCCTTGGTAGACAAGCCAACAACGCATCCCTTGCGGTCTAAAAAGCGCAAATCGGATTCGTCACCATTGACAACGCGCTTGCCTTGCCAAGTCTTCGGTAACTTGTCAGAAAATACGCAAGCTACGTTGCCCCCAAGCGCAAGGATGATCTTGCAATGCTCGTCATTGGATTCGCTCCGTGAAAAGGTCAAATGATAGTTTTTCGGCATCTTGCCGTCCAAGTAGTTTTTCATCCGGGAAAAGCC